AGACCAAGTTAAAGGACAACTTGACACCCATGAAGCAGTCTGCGCTGAACGCTATGCAGGCATCAATGCTAGGCTAAAGAGACTAGAACAGATCCTGCTTGGGACTACTGGTTTCATCGTAGTTCTACTACTCAGCTTAGTTCTTAAAATAGGTTAATATGAGCAGAAAAGTCTCCGCTGTTACAACTAAGGCAACTACTACCAAGGAAACTATTCTTACGGTTCCTACCAAGAATACTGGTCTTTGGCAGTTAATGTATATCATTAGTCTTACTGGTAACGATACTCCAAAGGTCTACTGGTACGACTCTTCTACTAACACTGAATACTTCATTGTTGGTGGTAAGAACTTAGGTGCTGGTGAGTTTATTAGATTAGATGGAGAGGCAGAGGTAGTTTTACAAGCTGGTGATGAAATTCGAGTACAGAACTCAGGAACTCAAACAGTAACTTACATAGCAACTGTAGAGTTTATGCCTGAGATGACAGTTCAGTTCCAATTCTAAAGGAGAATAGTATGCCAATGGTAGACGGAAAGAAATACCCTTACACTAAGAAGGGCAAACAAGAGGCAGCATCGGCTAAGATCAGTAAGCTTCGTAAAGAAGGTATGCCTCAGAAGCAGGCAGTTGCTGTTGGCCTATCGATGGCTGGTCTAGCTAAGAAGAAGAAAGCTAAGAAGGTCTCTTCTCGTGGATACTAAACCCGGACTCTATGCTAACATCAATGCAAAGCGTAAACGGATAGCTGCAGGCTCTGGTGAGAAGATGCGTAAGGTCGGCTCCAAAGGCGCTCCTACAGCTAAGGCGTTCAAACAAGCTAAGAAGACTGCGAAGAAATAATGGTAAAGAAGGTATATCAGAACCCAGAAGGTGGCTTAAACGCCAAAGGTAGAGCATACTTTAAGAACAAGGAAGGCGCTAACCTAAAGCCTCCTGTGTCTGCTAAAGAGGCTGCTAAGTCTCCTAAGAAGGCAGGGCGTAGAAAATCTTTTTGTGCTCGTATGAGTGGTGTGCCGGGGCCTATGAAAGATGAGAAGGGCAGACCAACTCGCAAGGCACTAGCACTAAGAAAATGGGACTGTTAAATGGCTAACAAAACTTATCTAGAACTTGTCAATGATGTGTTGGTTAGGCTTCGTGAGAACGAAGTTACTTCCGTCACTGACACTACCTATTCCAAACTTATTAGCAAGTTTGTTAATGACGCTAAGAGACAGGTAGAGGACGCTTATAACTGGAACGCCCTGTCTGAGACTTTAACTGTCTCTACTACTGCTAATCTATTTAATTATGTTATGACTAATGCTGGTATCCGCTTCAGGGTCTTTGACGTTATAAACGATACAAGCGATTGGTTCATGGAGAATGCTTCTACCAGCGACATGAATAATAAGTTTTTAAATCAAGCTCCTGAGTTAGGTTCTCCTCGTTACTATAACTTTAACGGTGTAGATTCTAATGGAGATACACAGGTAGATCTATATCCTATTCCTAATGGGAACTATATTCTTAACTTTAACATCATTAAACCACAAGCAGAGCTAACACTAAATAGCACTCAGATCAAGGTTCCAGCAGAGCCTGTTATATTCTTAGCATATGCTAAAGCATTGGCAGAACGTGGTGAAGATGGTGGATTAAAAAGTTCTGAGGCTTATGGTTTATATTTAACTTCTTTATCAGACCACGTAGCTAATGAAGGTAATCATTATCCAGATGAATTTACTTGGGATGCTGTCTAATGGCTTCTCCTTCGCAAACCGCTAGTATTGCAGCACCCGGATTCTTTGGACTAAACATCCAAGAGTCTGCAGTATCGTTGTCTTCTGGTTTTGCGCTAGAGGCGAACAACTGCGTCATTGACCGCTATGGTCGTATGGGTGCTCGTAGAGGCTGGACACCTGTAAACTCAGCAGTTAACACAGACTTAGGCGCTGCTAACCCAGTAGAGTTTATGTTTGAGTTAACTGATAATGGATCTAGTCAGTTTATCAGTGCTGGTAACAATAGATTGTTTACTGGCACTACAACTATGACTACTAGGACTGTTCGTAATCAGGCTAACAGTGCAGACCTAGCATACACGATTACTGGTAACAACTGGCAAGGTGCTGCTCTGCCATACGGTGATGGCTCTGCAGCAGAACCTCATGCCTACCTAGTTCAGTCTGCTCACCCAATGCTGATCTATCATCGTATGTCTACTCCCGGCACAGGAGCTACCTTTACAGTCTCTACTGTCTCTAGTGGCGCTATTACTGCGTTAACAGTAACTGCTGCTGGCTCAGGATACAACGTAGGGGATGTCCTTACTCTGTCTGGTGGAACCACCGCTGCTACGGTTACTGTGGCTACCTTGTCTGGTACAGGTGTGGCTACTGTTACGATTACTACTGGTGGTGCTGGCTACTCAGTATCCAACTCCCTTACTAGCACAGTAACAACCACTGCTAATCCACACTCTCACACAGGCTCATACGGCTACCAGAGGCTTGGTGACATTGGGACAATGCCTTTGGGGTATTCGGTTGGTGACTTCGCTCCTAACTGCGCTTTAGCGGCGTATGGACGTATCTGGGCAGCAGACATAGCAGGAGACCCACAGACGGTCTACTTTACTAGATTACTGGACGGATCAGACTTCCAAGGTGGTGACTCTGGATCTCTGTCCTTAAACTCTGTCTTTCCTAACACGGACAAGATAGTGGCTATTGCAGCGCACAACGGATTCCTGATTATCTTTGGTCGTAATAACATTGCTGTCTATGCTAACCCAATCGATGTCACAACACTGACCTTAGCAGACTATATCCCTAATGTGGGCTGTATCGCTAGGGACTCTGTTCAGAGTACTGGTACGGATATTATCTTCTTGTCTGACTCTGGGGTTAGAAGCCTTCAGCGGGTTATTCAAGAGAAGTCCTTGCCTATGCGGGATATCTCTAAGAATGTACGGGATGAACTAATGACTAGCGTGGCCTCTGAGACAGCAGCTAATATCAAGTCTGTCTACTATGACAGGGATGCTTTTTACCTACTTAGTCTGCCTATCACCAAGTCAGTGTACTGCTTTGACATGAGGACTCCTCTACAGGATGGGGCAGCTAGGGTTACTACTTGGAGTAGTATTGAACCAAAATCTTTTATTGTAACTAACTCTAAAGACCTATACCTTGGTAAACCCGGATATATTGGTAAGTACTATGGTCATGCAGACAATGGGGCTGAGTATCGCTTCAGCTACTATACCAACTACTTTGACTTTGAGCAGCCCACTATCGAAAAGATAATGAAGCAGATTGGGTTTGTGGTTATTGGTGGTTCTAACCAGAACGTAGCTGTCAAGTGGGGCTTTGATTACAATGAAAATTACTTTGCTTTTACAAAAAGACTTGACACAGCGGTAGTTTACGAGTATAATATAGGGGAATATAATATTGCTGAGTTCTCAGACGGTATTGTTCTAGACAAGTTCAAGATACAGGCTGGTGGTACAGGGTCTGTTATGCAGATTGGACTAGAGGCTGAGATCAATGGTAACCCTATCTCTATTCAGCGGATTGACATATATATTAAACAAGGAAAACAAGCATGAGTAACTATGTAAAAGCTACTAACTTTGCTGTCAAGGATGGTTTATCCACAGGTAACCCAGCTAAGATCATCAAGGGTACAGAGATTGATACCGAGTATAACGCTATCGCCTCTGCTATCTCTTCGAAGGCTGATACTAATAGCCCTACTTTTACAGGTACTCCAGCAGCTTCTACGGCCTCTGCAGGTACTAGCACTACTCAGATAGCTACCACGGCCTTTGTAACCACTGCTATCGCTACAGCAGTAGCTGCTCTAGTGCCTTCAGGTATGATCATGATTTGGTCAGGTTCAGTAGGTTCTATTCCTTCTGGCTGGGTGCTCTGTAACGGCTCTAATAGCACTCCAGACCTGCGGGATAAGTTTGTCTTAGGCGCTGGTTCAACCTACGCTGTTGCTGCTACTGGAGGCGCTACAACTGTTACAGCGGCTGGTACAATTAGCGTGACTGGTACTGCTCTGACAGAAGCTCAGATGCCTAAGCACTTCCACTCCTTACGTGGCCCTAATGGTCCGTTTACTTCAACAGTCCCTTCTGCAACTGCGTCTGGTAGTGGGAACTATGGTGGTGGTACACCTGATGATGGCACTACTGCATATGGTACAAACTCTACTGGTGGTAATTCTGCTTCTGGTTCCTCTGGAACTGGTACTTCTAACGGAGATACACATACCCACTCAGCATCATTTACTGGGTCTTCGGTAAGTAGTCTGCCGCCATACTACGCCCTTTGTTATATTATGAAGACTTGATGTACAAGTTTCCAGTAGTAAATAGACAAGAATATATAATGTACTTGGAGTTGTTTAGTAACTTATACTGGCTTCATACCGATGTGTTTAAGTGGTCAGCAGAAATAAAGAAACATTATATTAAAGATTTAAACCAGCTTCAATCACTACTCAATGCTCCTCTGTATGGCTTAGTAGATAATGATAAATTAGGCAAGTTTGGAGAAGCATTAGGATTTAAATACATTAAAGACTTATTAGGGAATGATGAACAAATGTATAAGATATATACGAGGAGTTTATAATGGGTAAGATTGTTGGCGGTATAACTGATGCGGTGGGCTTAACGGATATTAAAGGCACACAGCAACGAGGCGAACAAGCTGCTGCTGCTCAGCGTGAAGCTGCCTTAAGAGGTGCTCAAGTATCTGCATTTAGACCAGTCGGGATGACTTCTCGCTTTGGTACTGGGCAGTTTGACATCACAGATGTTGGTGGTGTTCCTCGTGTCACTGGAGCCAGCTACACAGTAGCGCCTGAGTTACAAGCTCTTCAAGATCAGATAATGGGCTTGACTGGTGGTGCTGTGTCTACTGCTCAAGAAGCTCAGATGGCTGCTCAGCCTTTAGGCATGGCTGCTCAACGCCTATTTAATCTTGGTGGTCAGTATATCTCTGAATCTCCAGAAGCTGCTCGTCAGCGGATCTTTAATCAGCTACAAGAAGCAAGGATGCCAACACAGCTTCAAGAAGAACAAAGGCTAGCATCTGGTGCTTTTGGTCGTGGGCGTGCTGGATTAAATATTGGCGGTATTGGTCAGCCTGAACTGTATAGCTTAGCCCGTGCTCGTGAGGCACAACGTGCTCAAGATATTGTCTCAGCAGAACAACAAGCACAACAACAAGTTCAGTTTGGTACTGGTCTATTTGGTCTAGGTTCTCAACGTCTTGGTGAGCAGTACGCTATCCCAACACAAGCACTTGGGCCTTTACAGTCCTATCTTGGTACACTTAGTTCTATTGAACAGCTTGGACAGCAACCATTTCAACTTGGCTTACAGGTTGGAGGCGCTGCACAGCAAGGAGCCAACACTGGTGCTCAGCTTCTGCAGTCTGGTCTATCCAGTGCTGCACAGACTCAGCAACGTGCTGGTGATGCTGCATCTGCACAGCTTACTAGCTTTATGAATCAAGCGTTAGGCGCTGCTGTTGGCAGTTTTACTGGTGGTTTTGGTGGTGGTGGTGGAAGTTTACCAACCTTTGGATATTCTACTCCGTATCAAGCTACAGGTAATCCTTTAGGTTCTACATATGGAATGTTTAATAGATAAGGAATAAGCTATGGGAATGTCATCACAACAAATATTACAGAGTGATCCAGAGTATCTGCGTAGGCAGATGGCTCAGCAGGAGATGCAACGGCTTAACCCTACTGGCGGTGCTGCAGGTGCTATTGGTGCATTGCTTGGTAGAGGCATTGGTAATGTAGCTTCTGGGCGTGGCTTCATGGACACTGGCGATGCTGGTCTGCGTAGGGTTTCAGAAGTACAGCGTATCTTAAGTAGTGTTCCTTTTGATCCGCAGAATCCTGCAACATATTATGAATCAGTAGCTGCTGCTCTACAACAAGGTGGTTATGGTGACTTAGCTCCTGAAGCTCTAAAGCAAGCAGCACAGGCAAGAACACAGGCTAAAGAACTTTCTATAAAAGAGCGTCAAGTAGGCGTACAAGAAAAAGATGTAGGAATAAAAGAAGCAAAAGCTACACAAGGTAATCTAACTAACTTTGTCACCAAGAAAGGTGATGCAATTATTGAAAAAGAAGGTAGACTGTATGTTCAGAAAGTTGATGATGAGGGTGTAGTTTCTTTAGATCCTTATAAGAAAGCAACACATGGAGCATTTGAAACTAAAGCAGACTATGCAGCAGCACAGGCTGCAGCAGGTGGAGTAGTGCGTCAGCCTATCGTTGACCCACGTACTGGCTTTACTACTGGATACATTATTCTTGATCGTAATGGAAATGAGATTCGCCGTGAGACGTTTGGTGCTCAA